ATAATAGATCCTTTTGGTAATATCTCTTTACATTGCACTCTATGTTTTGATTCGTCTCTCATATGTGGATCGTAATTTCTAAAATCAAATTCTAATTCACCACCTTTGTATTCTGAACCATCTGTTAACTGACAAGTCATAGATAGTTTTCTAATCTTACCGTTGTCGGGTCCTTCTTTTTCATAAGGTTTGTCCCAACTATCACAATGCCAATCATAATATTGGTTTAGTTTATATTTTGTAAACTGACAAGATTCCGATCTGTCCCAGTCAAAATTCCAACCAGCCATTTGATTTGCTCTATGCACATAAGGATGTAATTCTTTATATATCCAAGTATCATTAAGCCATACTAAATCAGAGTTTCTTTTTCTTTTTAAATCTAATACTTCTTCTTTTTTTAATTTTCTATCACCATAGCCACCTGTTCTAGCCATAACTTCTTTTTGTGATTTAGCATATTCTATAACATCATCACAAAATTTAGGTGTTAACACACCACTAAAATACCAATAGTAATTAGATATATTCATACAATATAGTTTGTACAAAATTTAAACTATCCTTTTGATTATTGGTTAAGTAATACATATTTGTAGATGGAAACATAATAAACATATTGTCTTTAAGCGGTATATCCCAACTTCTACCTTTACGTCTGTTATCTTCATAATGTATTCGAACCATACAGTCTTTAACTTTTACACCATAGAGTAATGTATAATCTGGTGAGTTACGTAGATCTACTGGATCAATATTTAATAATGGGATTGTAGTCTCGCTAGGTTTATAAATATTTCCCCACGTTTCTTTATTAACTAAAGTGAAACCATAGTCTAAATTTATATGATCTCTCATATAAGTATTTAACATATCGAATGTTCGTGAGAACGGAAAATCTTTGTTTTGAATTACTGATTGTAAAATATCGCCTGATAATTTATCTCGGTCAATGTCCCAATCTTTAGGCATTGCCACATCACCATAATATAGAGCTTGCTCTGTTAATACTTTCTTCTGCATACCACCACCATTTTTAATTTATGCTAATTCGTCTGTCAAGTCCCAAGTTTGGCCAGCTTCATTCCACACGTAAGTCCATCTGTGAGTAGCTGGAGTATTTTCATCTGCAGGTGTATTTTGAGCTTCTTGCTCTGCAGTTAACGCTGGAGCATCACCAATTGGTGATTTCCAACTTGCAGTTGTAGTATCTTTTACCCAAGATGCGTGAGGTTTTTTAGGCCAAAAGATATTATTATCCTCGTCCCATTCATAACCTATACCTGCGTAATTTCCTCTAAATGCTTTTGAGTTATCACCAGAGTTGTGTGTATTACCTGATGTATTGTAAGATGTTTGAATCCACATTTGTGCAGGCCAATTATTATGTGTCTCTAAATATTGTTGACCTACTGATTCATCTTCAACACCATCAGCGTTTAACATATCTTTGTTATCTAAAGTTAATACTTGAATAACTTTTCCGTTAGATCCTAGTTTTGCAAAATGTGCCATAATGTTTCTCCTTATATATTAATTTTAATTATCATTCAACTACTGAAATTTGTACCTTATTATAACGATTCCTGATCCTCCAGCACCACCAGTTAAAGGAGTGCTTGAACCAGCTCCGCCACCACCACCAGTATTAACCGTTCCTGCGCCTCCTGGAACTCCTGATGGACCTGTTGATCCTGTTCCACCACCACCTGATCCTCCAGCTTTGGGACCTGAACCACCACTACAATCTGTTCCACCTCCACCTCCACCTGCAAAATATCTTGTACTACTAACAGGACCTGTAGTTCCATTACAACCAGCAAAACCTGCTTGAACTACAAAAGAACCAATACCACCTAATCCTCCATTGGCAGATGATGAATCACCACCAACAGCTCCTGCACCGCCTCCACCACCACCCTGAGTGTTAGTGGTTCTACCATCAAAACCTGCTCCACCATTATTTCCTTGAGAAGGACTAACCGGTGGCGTATTTCCAGATCCTCCAGCAAAAGGATTAGCACTTGCTGGCCCTGGACTTGCTGAACCTCTACCACCACCACCTGATCCACCAGGTCCACCAGCAGAATTAGCATTAAATCCTTCTCCACCTCCGGCTGAAGTAATTGTACTTGACCCTGCAAAAACTGAATTTGAACCTGCTGTTCCTGGGGGATTTGGATAATTTCCTGATCCTCCTGTACCACCAGCTCCAATTGTAATTGGATAACCTGTAGCTGTAACTGGTAAACCTGTTGGATTTGCTAAAGGTGATGTTAAAGGTGCAGGCATACAAGTATCATTAGATAATCTAAATCCTCCTCCTCCACCACCAGAGCCTCCATAACCTCCACCACCGCCACCACCTGCTACTACTAAATAATCAACTAAAGTAGATCCGCCTGCGTTTCCTGCACAAGAAACACAAAATGTTCCTGGTGATGTAAAAACGTGACTTTTAAAATTACCACAAGTTGAAATGCTCCCTCCTGTTGCTGTAACGAATTTACTTGTTGATGCTTCAGATTGTAAACCATCATCGGTTACTAACCAACCTTGTGTTGAATCTATAAAAACTAATGTTACTGCAATACCTTCTGTATCTAAAGTTGCATTAACTGTTGAACCACCAATTTTATCTGAACCATTTTGAACTAATGTTACTGCGTTTGTGTCAAAAGTTCCTGCATAGTCTTTAAATGCAACTACTGCTCCTGCAGTTCCTGCTGGAAGATTAACTGATATTGTACCGCTCGTTGTATCTAAAAAATATCCTTCACCAGCGACTGCTGTAAAACCTGAATCTGAATTTGTCTTAACTGTTGTTGTCCAAGACGCCGAACCTGTTGCACCAAAATTTGTCGCCGTTCCTTGGTTATTAATTGTTGCACCACTAGGAATTGTGAACGTATCACCACTATCACCTAGGGTTACTGTTGTGCCTGATCTTGGGCTAATTTTATTTACTTTTACTTCACTCATAATTAATATTTATTATTAACCTTTCAGTTTTGTCAGTTTGTGTGTTTGCATTATGTTTTGTTTTACCATCAAAAAAAACTATTCTATTTTCTTTATCTTTAATTTTTTTATTTCCAATAGAAGTTGAACCGTTTGTTGTAGTTAAATAAAAAATAGCTGTTTCATATTTTTCTACATTTTTTAAATCTGTATGTTTTGTATGTGAATTTTTTTTATTTTCTTTTAAATATAAATTTGATTTTATTCTTAAAAATTCTTTTGCTTTTCTTTTTTCAACAATTTTTTTTAATAAATTTTTTATTAAATTAAATTTATAACTTTTTACATTATTTTTTAAAAAACTATGTTCAAACATTGGTTGTGTCTTTGTATCATAATCAACCGATTTTTGACAATAAAACCAATTAAAATCACCGTGAAGCATTTCTTTTTTTATCTTTTTTAATTCATTTTTATTTATAAAATTATCTACTACCATCATAAACCTACTGAAATTTATACCTAATCATAACTATCCCTGAACCACCGTTGCCACCTCGTCCTGGATAACTTGTGCAATTTGAGCCTCCACCACCACCTCCAGTGTTAGTTGTTCCGTCACCACCATCTGGTCCACCTCTTGCTCCTGCGCCTCCTCCACCAGATCCTCCTGGTTGAGCACTTGCACCACCTGCACCTCCTCCACCACCAGCATAATATCTGACGTTACTTTCAGGACCAGTTGTTCCATAAGATGGTGCTGTTGGACCAACAAAAGTGTCTGCTAAAAAAGAACCAACTCCACCACCTCCAGCACTTCCTACACCGCCTGAACCTCCAGTTGCTCCAGCTCCACCTCCACCGCCACCATTTCTAGAAGGTGCTGGTGCTGGTGAGCCTTGTGATGCTAAAGGTGTTCCATCACCTCCATCATTACCTTGAGACGGACTTACTGGTGGAGTATTTCCTGATCCACCTGTTTGTGTTGTTGAATTTCCTCTACCACCTCCTGCTCCAGAACCACCTGATCCATTTGCACCACAAGTGGTTACATTTGAGAGACCACCACCTGCTGAAGTAATAGAAAGAAAAGTTGAAACTGATCCTGCTGCACCACCTATTGATGTATCTGGACTTGGCAAATTACCACCTGCTCCACCTGATCCAACTACAACTGGAATTCCTGTAGCTGTAACTGCTAAACCACAAGTTGAAGCTAAAGGTGACATTACAGAAGCAGATATACAACCAACAGAATTTGATTGTCTAAAACCTCCTGCTCCACCTCCTCCCATTCCTTGGTTGGGTCCAGTGTATGCTGAACTTCCACCACCACCTGCAACAACGTGATAATCTACTTTGTTTGATCCTAAAGAATTTCCAGCACAAGATACACAAAAAGTTCCAGGACCTGTAAATACGTGTGTTTTAAAATTTCCAACTGTTAAAGTAGCATTTCCACCTGTTGCAGTAATAAATTTTGCTGGTGCAATATTTTCAGTAGAATCTTGTGTAGTTATCCAACCTTGTGTTGAATCAACAAAAACTAAAACTACTGATTGACCATCTGTCTGTAATACTGCATTACCTGCAGTTCCTCCTATTTTATTTGAACCATTTGGTGCAATTGTTAAACTTCCTGTACTAAATGAAGTGGCATAATCTGCAAGTGCTACAATGGCCCCTGCAGTTCCTGCTGGTAAGTTTACTGTAAAACCACTACTTGATGTATCACAAAAATATCCTTCTCCACTTACTGCAGTAAATGTAGATGTTTTAGGAGTTGTTTGCCAATCTACAGCTCCAGTACGACCAAAACCTGTTTGTGATGCACCTGATGCCAGTGTAACTGTTTTACCAGATTCACCTAAAGTTAATGTAGATCCTGATTCTGTTGTTACTGTATTTACTTTAATTGTACTTGTCATAATTATTGAAATTTGTACCTTATTATTACTATTCCACTACCACCATTACCAGCTGTTTCCTCTGTTGCTGGTCCTTGGTGCCAAGCTCCACCTCCACCACTACCAGTATTAGTTGTTCCTGCTGTACCACCACTTTCTCCTGATCCTCCGGCTGGTCCTCCACCGCCTGCTCCTCCACATCCCATAAAACCTGCTGGAACATCATAAGCTGCACCGCCACCACCACCTGCTCTTGTAGTTGGAGTAGCATTAATACTTGTTGTAGCTCCTGCTCCACCATCTCCACCATCTCCTGAAGTATTTCCATTAACCCCTGCAACAGTAGCACCGCCACCACCACCAGCACCATATTTTGGAGCTCCTACTCCAGCACCACCTGGATTTCCTTGAGGTGGACTTACTGGAGGTGTATTTCCTGTTCCACCATTACTTGTTCCACTTGCAGTATTGTTATTTCCTCCACCACCTGAACCTCCTGGACTAGCGGCATTAGGAGTTGGTGCAGGTGTAGTACCAAAACCTCCACCTGTTGAAGTTATACTTGAAAAAACTGAAGCAGCTCCTATTGTAGCACAAGCAGTTGGATTTCCATTACCACTTGATGCTCCTCCACTTCCTCCTGCTCCAACTGTTATTGGGTAAGCTGTTTGAGTAATTGTTAATCCAGAACAAGCTGCAGCTAAAGGACTTGCTGTGTAAGGTGTAATAGGATTGGTTCTTCCTTCTCTAAATCCACCTGCTCCACCTCCACCACCTCTAATAGGACCACCTCCACCACCTCCAGCAATAACCATATAAGCTACTGCATTGTTAGCTGCAGTTGTTGCGATATTTGCAACACAAAATGTACCTGGACCGGTAAATGTATGAATTTTGCAATTACCTGAAGTAGTTATTGTTCCACCAGTAGCTTCAATATAAGCCTCACCAATAAAACCTGTTCCTTCTTCTACTGCTAACCAACCTTTTGTTGCATCAGCATAAACCATTGTTAAACTTTCGTTTTCTGTATTTCTAACACTATCACTAGCAGATCCATTCATATTAGAACCGCCTCTTCCTATAGTTAAAGCATTATCATTAAAACTGCTTCCGTAATCTTTAATAGCTACAATATCACCAACTGAAGGTGAACTTGGTAAATTAACTGTAAATGCTCCACCACTTGTATTACAAAAATATCCTTCTCCTGATGCAGCAGTAAATGTAGCTGTCTTAATAGTAGTTTGCCAGTTTACTGAACCTGATCTTCCAAAACCTGATTGAGTAGCGCCGCACGCTAAAGTTACAGCTGTGCCTGATCCACCTAATGTTAAGGTTGAACCACTTTGTTTATCTATTGCATCTACTTCTATTTTTGACATTATACTATTACTAAAGTTCCTGTTACTGTTATAGTTGCAGGAATAGTGATAG